AATGTCCAGAATGTTTAGCAAAGCAGGCTCTGCTCTTAGAGGAGCAGGTCCAGCAGCCCAAGGATTTGCCCAAGGTAGTGGTGGTGGATTGTTGAAAGGTGCGGCAAGAGGATTAACAAGATTTGGTGGCGCCATTGCTGGTGTTGGCATGGGTGTTTATGAGGGTGTAACAGGATTTAGAGATGCTGAGGCAAGAGCAGATGCAGGCGAATTAACAGCAGAAGAAGAACAAATAGAAAAAGGTGAGGCTATTGGAGGAGGCGCCGGAGGAGCAGGCGGTGCCATAGCAGGTGCAGCAGCAGGTGCAGCAATAGGCTCAGTTGTTCCGGTTGTAGGTACAGCAATTGGTGGACTTATAGGTGGAGCAGTAGGTTACTTTGCAGGTAGATGGGCAGGTAAAAAAGCAGGTGGCGCTATAGCAGATGCCATTCCAGTTAGTGCTAGCGAATTAGCAGAATCTAATGAACTAGCTGAAACCACATTAGAAAATGTTGGAGAAAAAGATCCTGAATTAGTTACAACAATACGACAAGAAGCAGATCAAATAGAAGCACAGATGTTAGAAGAGGCAGGTGATGAAGTCTCAGACAATGATAAAGCTGCTATTAAAAATGCTGCTCTTGTAAAAGCAATACAAAATCATACAGCAGAAATTGATGCCCTTCCTGTAACAGGTGGAGCTCAATTAACTAGTCAAATAGAAGATGAAGATTCAGGGACAATAACAACAAGAACGACTCAAAGTATAGGTGGAACCTTTAGTGAAAGAGACCTGATGGAAAATGATCCTGAAGCATACGCTGAATTTCAAGAAGTTAAAAAACAGTTTAGAGGACAGCAAGGGGCACATTCAAAAGCAATTATAGAATGGGGTCGTATGGGAAGGACTGAAGGATTTGAAGGAGGAACACTAGAAAGAACACAAAACGGAGTAGCTGTACCTGAAGGTGAAGAGATGGAGGATTTACAAGGGTCTATTGAACGGGGAACATTACCCACAGGAGATGCCATTGATAATATGACTGACCGAGCAGGCGGAGGTCCAACTACAGAGCAAGGGCCTGTTATTGTAAATAACACAGTACCTGCACCGGCACCTACACCACCAAGTGATGAGCCTAATATAGCTATTATGCCTTCTAGAGTTAGAACTTCTGATAGCGTTATACAAAGATATCAAGACAAACGTTTTAGAGTCTAATGAAACATCAAGACGAAGAGGTATGGGAATACACCCATCGATTAAGACGTCATATTAAAAAACCAATTGAATTAAACGCGTTTGCTATAGTTTTGACACTCTGTCTGACAGGCGTGTTGCTCTATTACCTACTTGCCTAGCCCACTTACTATCTAACATTTCCTCAGAAGCAAGTTTCCAATGATGGTTCTCTAAATGATTGATAAACTTTTTAAATTTACTTAACCTAGGTCTTCCTAAGTTGAACATCATATTAACAAGAACTTCTTTTAATTCATCTGGAAAATTATTCCAACGAGCCTCAAATAATACTTCACATTCCGCTATAGATGTATCTAAGTCTTGTTGAAAGACTTCATATATTCTATCTTCGGAAACATCATAGCCTTCCGGAAGACCGTCTTCTTCATCATCTTTTGTAATCAAGTGTCCTATTCCAAACGTTAAAAATCCTAAGTGATCTTTGTATATACCATATACAATACCCTCATCAATTTTTAATTGTTCATAGACATTGTCTCTATTTTCTTTTTTCATTATTGTATCCTAACATTATGTCGGGTTTGAGAAAACATACTGTAATACTGATCCTTAGTTTCTCATATTTAATATTATCCGGATCGGGATAGCTTTTATTTAAACCTTGTGAGTCATCTTTCTTATATATGTAAGAGTCTGTCCCAGGTACTTCGTGTTCTAACCAGGCTGGCCACATTAATAAATCGCCTGTTTCTGGGTAGATTGTTTCTTCCAAATTAAGTTTAGATATTCCTGGTACTGAACTTGTTACCAGACTGTTTATAGGAGATCTAAAAGTTATTGGTGCATGCTCTTCTTCTTGTTGAACATAATAAGTTCCAACTAAACAATATTGTGAATGGTGGTGCCAAGGATAATCATCTGTTTCATCAAAGACGCTCCACCATGCTTGTACTGGCCAATATTCCTCTAACTGTTCAATCCACATATAATCAGACATTTCTTTAAAATATTTTAGTGCATGTTGATGTATTATTGCTCTTAACGTTTTCCAACCATCTACACCTTCCATTGAATCTTTACCTTTATCATAAGCATGATTTCCTTCACTATCATATAGGCCTAATTTTCTCCAATGTTTTCCTTTTAAAGGATTCTTTTCTAAGTAATATGCTCTTTCGTCATATAACTTTGTAATAGATGTGGCAAGTCTTTTATTAAGATCAGGATAATTTGACTTTTGTAGATACAGTTTTGTAGGAAATAAATCAATCATATTTTGCCTTTATTATTTCTAAACATTCTTCATAAGTTTTATCAAATATTGATACTTTAAAAAGGTGTCTTGTAGTTGTTGGTGGCATAACACCATGCCAATGTTGAGTGTTAATTAATGCAGTTTCATAATACTCATCAATGTCTGAATCTATTCCTTCCATATTATTATCGTGTGGTTCCATACGGAAAGTTATAGGGTCTGGATTTTCATCTAATAAAACATTAACAGCACATTCCGTTTTTCTATCTTGATGAAATGGAAAACGATACCCTGCTTGTTGTATATAAAATATTGGTCTCGCATCTAAATGGCCTAATCCTAAAACATTTCTAAAAAGGTCTGCTACTTGGTTTGCATATCTTTTCTTTGTAAATTGAATATTCAAAAAGTCTAATTGAATTTTTGTTTTAGGATCAACAAAAGGCATAAGAATTTCACTCTTTAATTCTTTTAAAAGACGTTCTTTATTTACTCCAAAGTCAAATCTATGTATCATTGTAATAATGGGATTATATATTTGCCTGATAAATCTTTTGGACCCATTATTAATTTACTTGGGTTCTCATGATGATTCTTATGGTAATCCTCTCCTCCTAAAAATATGTTAGATATCCAACCTAAGTTTGTTGGTTTACCTCCTTTATGGCCATTCCAATTTAAGTGCATTGTAAGAATCCAACTCCAACTGAACATGAATGCTAACCACACTACCAACCAAGGACTAATTATGCCTAACAATATTAAAAATGTGATATATAACTTCCAATAATGTTTGGTTAACCAAACAGCATCTTTATTCTTAGCATAATTCCTCATAAAGATTGGTCTTGTATCAGCATACAAACCAAAGAAAAATCTTATAAGTCCTATTTCTTTTGGATTGTGAGGGTCTCCAGGTTCGTCACTATATTTGTGATGGTTTAAATGTGCATGTACATAATGTCCAGGCGGAGTTAATCCAGACAAGACCATACAAGAAAGCATTAACTTCCTTCCTAAGTATGAGGGTTTAAATTGATTATGCGTTAACCAACGATGATATCCTATGTTGCCTAATCTTGCCACCGAGACTGCCATTATAAAACCTAATATAATTTGCCATATAGGTAATGTTGTTATGGCCTGAGGAACACCTAGTATAGTTATTAAAAATAATAATGTAACCCGAATAACTGTCCAATCACTAAATTTCATATCACTATTTATGTACAAAAAGAAGCCCTCCTAAGAGGGCTCCAAAACTTTGAAAGTTTAGTCTTCAGCCAGGGATTTGAAATATGACAAAGTTTCATCTTCATCATCTGTGGTTGAAGGTTCTGGTGCTGCTTGGACGGACTTTACTTTTTCAATAAAGTGATCGTCTGCTGCATCATTTGTAGTTTGAGAGATCTGCTCAGCCGTTGCGACTTTAGGACCACCTGAAAGAACTAAATCTAATTTAGCTTTAAGTTCTTCATAAGTTTTGAATTCACCGGGTCCAACCTTCTCTTGTAAAGAATGTTGTTTACCCCAAATTTCTTCAATTTTCTCATCACTACCATCAATAGGTGAAGAGTTATCAAATTCACTCTTATCATAATTACGATATCCTTCTACCTGTCGAATTTTTAATTTGAAGTTTGCTCCTTCCCAAAAGTCAAAAGGATTGACTGGTTTCTCATCTTCAAACTGTGGTTGCATAACATCTTTAATTTTATCGAAGATCTTCTTACCAAATTTGTAGTAATATACATTACCTACTGTTTCTGGATTAGATGAGTCTTCAACGACTAAAATGTTTGCATAATAATTTAGGCGCCTCTTTTGCTTACGGGCAATATCCTTATTAGCTTCAACACCAGAGTTCCAAAGTTCGGAATTTAATTCTGAGACTGGATCTTGCTTGTTTAAAGTTGTAAGTGAATTTTCGATATACCATTTACCGGTTGGTCCTTGGAATCCGTGATTCCACATTCTAACCCACGGCATATCTTCGCCTTGAGGTGCAGGCAAGAACCTAATAACGGCGTAACCGTTACCTGCCTTGTCTACTGTTGGTTTCCATTCCCGCTCATCACCTTTTTTAAATGATTGGGGATTTGAGATTTTTTCGACTTCCTTCATTAAGTTGTCGAAGTTTCCGCGTTGTTTGCGGAGTTCTGAAAGTGTATTAAACGACATATTATTCTCCTGTATTGCGTTGTATTACGTTATATTTTCGTTGTATTAGAACTATTTCTAGCTCTAGCAATGTTATTTATAAGAGTTTCATGTTTAACTGCTAGTGTTTTGGTATTACACATTACAAACGGTTCGTACCTTTTAACTAATAAACATGTATCTCCTATTAATAAATCACCTAAATAATCATCTATAAAAGGCAGTATTTGGTTTAATATAACAACACTTTCTATTGATATATGTTTACCTAACAATAGCCTTATTTCTACTGGATGATCGTTATTAGTGCCCATTAGTTTTTCTTCAGAGTTTAGTATAACTTCTAAATCCTGTCCAAACGTGTAACTAATTCTATCTTTTCTAGCTTCCCAAGCTTTAAATATTTGGTGGCTTTCTATACCATAAGGCATACCACACTTCTTTTCTCCTGCTGCTGCATTAGCAACCGACAATGCTACAAACTCATCTTTTTTATATTTGTCGCATACCATTTTAAACATTCCTGGCAAACCTATTTTAGCTTCAAACTTGTGTTGTGGCATAGCAATTGCTCTACCAAACTTGTATCTATCTTTAAACATATTAGGATATTTCTTTTGGTCGTACTTGCCCCAAAAGTGGTTTTTAACAGCTACATGAATTTTATATGCTTCTAAAGGTTCCATTTATACATCTGCCAATAATATACATTCTTAGGCCAAACTTCTTTTGTATCTAACTCTTTGACACATTTATAACCTGAACTTTCCATTATCTTTTTAACTGTTCCAGAAGATAGTTTGTGCCAATAATTCAAAGGATTTTGTATAAACATACCATTTGATCTGCCTAAAGGATTGTGTTTATAATCATATTCATATGGTACTACACCATCTTCTTCAACATCTATATTTGATATAATAATTTTATTGGGTGTAGAATGATTAACTATCTTTTCCAACAAATGCAAAGGAGCTAGCAAGTGATATAACAATCCACAACATACGACCACATCAAAAGGCCTTCTTTGACTAAAAAACTCTTCGTAACCATTATGATATATGCTTGCATTTTGTATGCTCTTTTGTTTAATAGACTTCTTTAGCCCTTGAGCAGAAAATATTTCAGGCTCAACTAGCATTAAATAACTTGGATCTTGTTTTAGAATTAATTTTGAATGATGTCCTGGACCAGGACCTAACTCCAAAACACTTTCATGGCTCTCTATAGAAGAAAAGAATTCTTCATATGACCATTCTAAATATTTGTTCCACTGCTCTTTTTCATTCATAATAAAGTGTTTGTCTTTCTCTTTTCTTTAAGTAAATTAAGATCTAATGCTTCTTCTTTTATTTTTGCTTTGATAGAAGCTGTTAAGAACTTACTAATACTTTCAATTTCAATTGACTTCTTTTCACAGTAATCTACAACCATATCCATACATGGCGAGTTCGTATTGAATGCCATCTTTTCTATATATTGTGAAAACTCTGTTGAAGTATGAAACTCTTTTGTAACGAGAAAGACATCACTAACTTTTTCTTCAGTCATTTTTATCGTGTTGTCTACTACTACTCTTGCCGTCATTACGTTTATTCTCCTTCACCCATTGTTTAATATAATCGTGTACATCATTATGGCATTCTATATAAGGTTGAGTGCAACAGGTGCGCTTTGCCTCTCCCTTTCTATCAAATGTATGTACCACAGGATGATCAAAAGCTTTTGCTATTGATGAAATGCTTTTGGGTTCTCCTTTTCCAAAGTGTGCTACTGAAGGTACGTTAGGATCAGCCATAAGCTGTAACATGCCTTGCACAACATCATGAACATGGGTAAAGTCTCTTTCCTTTTTCCCTGTTCCATAAATCGTTAATGGTTCGCCTTGTAAGTAGTCTTGTTTAAATTTCCTAACGACTGTGCTATATTCTCCATAGTCAGCCTCGCCAGGTCCATATACATTATAAAAGTACATTAAAACATAATCTAAAGAATATAATCTCCTATACAAATATAATAACTGTTCACACATTATTTTGCTAAATGTATAAGGATTTTCTTGTGCTTCATTATATTGTGTACTAGATGAGGTTGCAAAAAATAATTTACAATTAAATACTCTAGCCCAATCAGCTACCGTTGTTGTAGTAGCAATATTATTGGTTATTGTTTCAGATGGATATTCTAATGCTCTTCTAACTCTTGGACTGTTTGCTAAATGAAATATACAGGCGGGAGGTTCAATTGTTGCGTGATGAGGATTAAAGGTTGAGACTTCAGCCTTATGATACTCCACGTTTTCATGTCTAAAAAATACTTTACCGGTTCTATTGTCGTCAATTACTGTAACAAAAAATCCTTGCTCAAGTAAATTTGCAACGAAATGTGATCCAATAAAACCGCACCCGCCTGTTACTATTATGTTTGGCATATCCGTTAACATTCTACTATTATAGATTCTTTAGAACTAATTATCAAGAGGTTTATAGAAGATATGGTTGTCTATACTAACCGTTTGAACATAATGGTTAGCCCAATCTGGATTAACCTTTTTACTGTGGTACCATAAAGCACCTTGTGTAAAGTCTGTTGCTTCCCAACCTAACATTACAGATGCTAATAACAATATTTCGTCCCAACAAGATTCTGTAGGGGTATCTGATTTTCCATCACAATACCAACTGAACTGACACGAGTGAAGATCTATTCTACCGCTAGGATAGTATTTAGTCTGTTTAACAACACCACAAACCGTGTCAGGAAAGTTAGGGTGTTCTACTCTGTTGAGTGTTACTAGAGCAACTGCAATTCTTCCAGCAGTTGATTCACTTCTAGCTTCAAAATATATATTCTCTGCCAAACATTGGACGTCTTCATGGTGTTCTGCCTTAACAGGACCTGTAAAAAATCCTAGTAACATTCCAAGAAATAATATTGGTAACAATGGCCATTTACTACTCATAGTCTTTGCCTCCTTTATTAGAAGTTATTTATACCGTATATTATAGCGGAGTTTTAGCCTAGAATCAAGCCCCAAAGTACCAAAAGCGCTGTGTGTATAAATATAAGTTGGTGTTATATAACACCATAACGGAAAATTATAGGAGGTTTTTATGACCACGGCAACATTGGGTACAGTTGCGAGGCGCATGAAAGCCAAAATTGACAGACTAAGTGAAGATCCTAGATACCCCGAAAGAGGTTATCGGAAAATCAACGACGCGGTTCAGCTAGTAACTTACATGATAGCTCCGATACTGTTACCATTTATATTAATGTACCTCCAGATGAAGGGAGGCTAAAATGTTCATACAACAGATATGGGAATTTTGTAAAGCGTATCCAGGATGGGCAGCAGCATTTTTCTTTTGCGGCTACCTCATAGGGTTAGTAATAAAAAGTTCTATGGGCTTAATTAATTAAGTCTCGAGGGAGGGTAATCTAATTGGGTTACCCTTTTCCTTTCTCTGTTAGTACATGTCAACATAAATAATACTATGAAACACATGATCAAGTGGCTAAAGATATGTGCCCTGTTACTTACAATAATGCTTGTTGTTCATGCAATTGAAGTCACATACGATATCCTGTATCACAGAGACGCCGGCACACTTTTCATCCCACATTAAAAAGAGTTACAAAAATAGCCCTTTCCTAACCTTTCTTTTATATAAATAAATTAGTGGCAGATAGTTTATTGCCACAAGGAGTAAAAATGAAAAGAATAATAACAGCTGTTTTTCTTTTTTTCACCGTAGTCGTTAGTGGTTGTGCTTCAGTTGGAGCAGCCATAGACACAGTAAGAGACGTTGCTGCAACAGCAGTCGATACTACTGTTCAAGGAGCGGCCAACATAGCATCAGCAGTGGCTGAGGATGTAGTAGATACAACCAGTTTCGTAATCGAGCAAGGCGCAGGAATAGTAGAAGACGCTGCTGCTAAAGTAGATGAAGAGACTGATGAGCTATCAACTAGGAACGAGGTAGAAAAACCAGACTTTCCTACAGGTGAGTTGAAAGATTAACTAGCTAGTCAAATTAAAGGGCCTGGATATATTCTCGAGTGTGTTCAGGCTTTTTTTTCATATGCGTCTCTGGCTTCCATCAACTTAGAAACATAGTTGTCTCTCTTTTCAACAAAAACCACCGGACCTTCATCTTCTTGAGCCATTAAAATAACCGTTTGATCTACAGGTATCCCTGTTCTTTCTTCAAACATTATGGCATAAGCTGAACATTGTATGAACATATTTTCACACATCCATTTTTCTTTCTTTTTCTTAGAAGTTTTAAAATCTATTATAGATAATCTTCCTCTATATTCTGCAACACAATCTACCTGGCCTGCAAGTCGTAAATGATCAGAATATAAAGTTGATTCAAGTGCTCTTATATTATCTATTTCGTTCAACAAAGGACGAAAGTCTGAATACATTTCTTGATCTAAAATACTAAGATTGGATACATCTTCAGTCTCATTACGTAGAGCATTCTCACAGAGCTTATGAATTGATGTTCCACGAGTTGTTGCAATTCGTGTTATTTTATTTGCTTCTTTATGACCCACACGTTTGCGCCAAGCATCAATGCTTGGTTTTGATTTGTGGGATAAAATTGTTGTAATTGAAGGGTACAACAAACCCGAAGGAGTAACATATCTCCTTCCGTTGTCTGTATTGACACGTTTAAGCCCGTCTATTTCAACGGGTATATGATTAAACATAATTTACCTAATCCAGCATTTATATCCTGAGCATTGGTCTTTTGGTTCGTAACAATAAACGCAAACACCTTTTTCGTCTGCTTCTTTTTGTTCTTGCTCGAACTCATGTTGTTCAGCTGCTGCGTCATTGTGTGCAGCTAAACCTTGTTCAAGGTCACGAACTTCTTCAGGTGTATATCTACCACCAGAAGCCTCTGCTAGGATTTCATGATATTCTTTAGTCATTCCTCACTCCTACTCCCCAATCAATAACAACAGGAAATCTAGGTACTCCGTCTGGGGATTTTTCGAAGTATCTAACTGTCACCCAATTAGGTTTTACTTCCTGTTCCAATAAATCTTTTAGTGCTGCTTGGTTGCCTCGAACTCCACTTCTAAATGTTCTACCATCTCCAAGTTCAAGTTCAAAGTGTTTGGCATATCCAGACCAGTTACCTGAGCCTTCTAATACTTCTACAACATCAAATTCTTCTGTTATAAACTCCTTCCTTTTCAACAAATTTTTACTTCTTTTGTTATCATAAGGAGCATTGTTTCTAACCATTTGTCCTTCATAACCATCTTCAGTATATTCTGAGTATAACTTATCTAAAGCTTCTTGATCATCACATACTTCTGTTGGAACGTGAATTACTTTAGCGTGGTGTATTACTTTTGGCAACAAACTAATTCTATCTAAAAATAGTTTATCTGTGTCTTTTGGATCAAAACAATCATAAACATGGTATTCAACCAAGTCCATTGTTTCGTATAATTCTTCTTCGCTAGGTTTAACTTTACGAACAAGACTTGTAATTTTATTAAAATTATCCTTTAATTCGTGATTGTAAAGTTCACCATCTAAAATTATATCTGGATACACATCAAAAAACGGTTTTAAAGCAACCACTATATGTGGGCATGTAGTAATTTCTTTTCCTGCCCTAGTATATAGTCCATCTATTCTAGCAATACATCTAATGCCGTCTAATTTGGGTTGACTAATGCCACTTGGTTGTGGTCTTTTTGTATAGTCATGTGCAAGTTGTGGTTTGAACTTATCGTAAGTATCAACCTTTGAAATGTCTTCGAAGTATTCTTTTTCTACTTTCTTATCCCACATTGCCTGTGCTTCTTTTTGTGCTTGTTCAGCATCTGTAGTAGCATTTGCTTTGCCTGTGTTCTTACCTGTAGCATCTTTCCAACCACTTGTAACTAATTTGCCGTCTTTTATACCAGCAATAGTTCTAGTAGCATTCAATACGCCATTGGAATATTCAACTGTTAGTTCACGAATGTTTCCGTTTGTGTCTCTTTTGTAGAGTGTTGGTAAAGGAAATATCATCTTAACCCCAATCCTTGAAATGGCCATCTGCTTCGTTGTCATTGTAGCCTTTTGTGTACTCTACAATTTCTTGAGCTGTCATATCTTTTAGGTTAACTCGATCAGTAGTATAAGTAGCACCTTTGTAATAGTGAGGATTAAATCCTCTTCCGTAATAACTATCTGCTGAACCTCTATCTGCTGGGCTTCCGTGTCTGTGTCTTATATTCATGCTTTCACCATTTCTGAAGCGCCTCTGTTGAGCCTTGTTGTTTTGCCTCGAACACCACCTGCTGAGTAACCAGCTATGTAATGTGGTCCAGTCCATGCTACGCTGTAGTTTTCAAAAACGTTTCCTCTAGGTCTATTAAGAGCTGGAGCATTGTAACCTGCTGCTTTTAAAATATCACCTTCACGGAATCTTTCATGTGTTAAGTTTACAAAACCCCAAACACTTCTTTCTGAAAGTATTTTAATAAATTTACGGCCAACTTTTATTTCAAGTCCTGCTTTAAATTCTTCAATTCTGGCTTCTCCACGATCCATGTCGTAACCACTTTTTTCGTAGCTTACTCTAGTCCATCTGTCGTAGTCGTTGCCAATAGCTTCTAGTAGTTTTTCTAGTGCTTTTGTTAGTTTTTTGTCCATCTAAGTCCTCACTTTTTTATTTAATATACATACATTATGCACTCTCGTGAACCAAAAGTCAAGCATTTTTAGGGTAGTTTTTTGAATCTTTTTATAAGCATGCTCCTAAGTTATTGATTTTTGAACATCATATATGTGCTCAAGGCGCGGATCACCCCCTTTTAATCTTTGTATATAGGTCCTAGCTTCTTTTTAACTCGTTTCAATGAGTCTCGGACGGCAGATGACTTCTTGTCTTTTGCCCCATATGTGTCTGCTAAACCAGAAGTTGGATTAGCGTCTGCAATCCTAGATAAAACCTGTTTAAATCCATCGGGCGGTCTTGTTCTGTCTCCTGTTCCTCCTACTATGTTTGGAGCTCCAATTATTTGTCGTAAATGTGGGTTAGCTTCTAACAATGCCTCTTTAGCTGAAATGGACATGAAGTCCTCATATACATCTCCCGTAATTGTATTCTCTATTGTATATGTTGGCATTGTATTATCCTTTAATGAACCGCTATTGCGATTTCTTCTACACTATCTATAATTTTAAAGATAGTCTTTTTACTTTGAGTTGAAAAGAGTTCAGAATTATAACCTTGTATTAGGCATTCCTTGATATATAATGGATCAAGTTTCTTTAAAACAGGTCGTGTATATCTTAACTCTCTAAAGCCCCAAGTATTCAAACACAGTAAAGCAATGTCTATTTCCTGCTCAGTAAAAAATGCCATCCGATAGCCTTTTATTACTTTTGGCTTCGGTTCTTTTTTCTTAAATGGAATTACCTTTGCCTTCTGTGTGTCCATATTAGTTATTTATATCCTATAATTTGTCTAACCAAGGAATAATTACTTCTTGGGCAAATAACTTTTGATATTTTTTTGGTGGATGATCTGGGATTTGTGTCTCGAATCCTTTCTCTTTACAAAAATCAAGTAGAGTAGATGAATACCAAGTAAAAGGATTTATTTGAGATTCTAATAATTTTGAAGTCTCGTATGTTATATTAAACAAACTATGATCCCACGCTTTAAAATTAAACAAAGGAATTTCTTTTATCTCACATAACCATTGAACACTTAATATATTTTCTATTGTTTTTAAATATTGTGCCTCTTCATTATGAAAGTTTTTAAGAAACAATCTCATTTTCCAATCTATATGATCGTCGCCAAACTCCCATAGGCCATAATTTCCACCACTTTTTAACCAAGAAGAATTTTCTCCTGGAAGGCCGTTATGCATTGGGTTAAGATAATCAGTTCCATCTAGCTGTTTTGTTTTAGGTACGACATAGTTGCTAAAAGATCCTGAGTGTTTGCCTCCGTTATCCCATTTATCGGGGTCTGGATTATATTTTTTATAAAGACTCTCATATAAAAAAGGATCATCATCTTTATGAAAATACAGTTCAAATCTATTAGGATCAGACCAACCAACAACAACCGCGTCTGGTGACCGTCTGTATATAGCATTTATTGCGTTCCTAGCAATCATAGAATTGCATGCTGCCATTTCAGAAGACCTAATTACTTCATAGTCTTCTAAATAATATGGCCATGATGTCTTTGGGCCTGGAGCCATAGCAGAAAAACTATCACCACCTGCTAAGACGTGCATACTTTTACTCCATACTTTCTTTCAAAGGCTTGGCCGTCGCTTTTAGTATTAACAATTGGTTTACCTTTTATATTAAGGCTCGTATTAAGTAACATAGGACATCCTGTTTCAAAATAAAATTCGTTAAGCAAGCTATATAATCCTAAATGTTGCTTTTTGTTTACTGTTTGAACTCTTGAAGTGCCATCATAATGAACTATGGCAGGATATTTCTCAGGTTCTTTGCACTTAACCGTGTATTGCATAAAGGGCGCTTCTTTAACAGGCATGTGGAAATACTTATCTGCGTGTTCTTCCATTATAACCGGTGCGAAAGGTCTAAACTCTTGTCGTCTTTTAATTTTGTTTACTTTATCTTTTATATCTTTGCCACGAGGATCTGCTAATAAGCTTCTATTACCCAATGCCCTGGGGCCAAATTCTGCTCTTCCATTAGCAACACCTACTATATTGCCTTTGAGTAGTTCACTTAATACTGGCCACACAGGATACATACCTTCTATATTATATCCTAAATAAGGTGTAAAATCTACGTGCTCTTGTGTGTGAGCTAATACTGCTCCTAATGAAGAGCCTGCATCTCCAGGGTTAGGCATTATCCATACATTATCATAATACTCTAATGCAATAGTATTTGCTACACAATTTAATGCACATCCTCCTTGCAAGACCAAGTTGTTTGTATAGTCCCACTTTTTAGATATCTCTAATATTTTCCTAAACTCTTCTTCGTATATTTTTTGTGCTGCTGCTGCAAAATCAAAATATAGTGTTTTGTGTGGGTCGTCTATATGTTGCATAAATGATCTGCAACCACGTTGTAAATTTTGTTGTAACAACGGTTTCATATCATTATAAAATCTATCTGGATCTCCATAAGCTGCCATGCCCATTAAAATATACTCGTCCTCATTTGCTTTTAATTCACATCTATCTGTAATAGCAGAATAAAACATACCTAAGGAAGTAGGATAACGTGTACTCCACCGTTTACCTAATGCGCCACTCCATATACTTGAAGTTGTCCACTCTCCAATGGCATCTATTACAATAACACTTCCATTAATAAAAGGACTTGTAAACATACCAGCTGCTGCGTGTGATTTGTGATGTGTTGTATATTTTACTGTCCAATAATCTAAACCATAAGACCTAAGTAATTTTTTAACGTTATTCTTTTGCCATGGAAGTCCACTATATAAACGCCTCGTATTTTTCCAAAAAGGACTTTCATGCCAGTACAATGTTTCAGGTTCTCCGTACTGCATGGCATCTTGTACTAGAGCTTTATTTAAATTTTTATCATTTTTAATACCACTGTAACGTTCGGCATGTCCTGCAAATAAAATTTTATTATCTTCAAACACAGATATAGCTGCGTCATGATGTCCTGCTGATATACCCCATCTAATCATTTTTATATGGATGCAAGGACAATAACATATCCTTCTTTCTAGTTTTAAGTTGATGTAGTTTATTGTGATGTAAGAAATGAAACCTATTAAAAGCAAGTTTATGTCTTACTGCATTATATCTTTCATTCTTTTCATCTGTTGAGTAATTCTTCCAGTTTTCTAATTCTTGTATTATATAATTGAACCTTTCTTTTGGGTCTCTAACAACATCATAATACTCATTAAACATTTCAGGAAACGTTTGAAATCCTTGTTGTCTTAAATAACGAAGTGTAAATGGTAAGCTCACAACAATAAGTGGATGATAATTCATTAAAGGCTTATAGGTTTTTTCTGTGATAAAAAGTTGTGTGTCGTGTCTCTGCCTATTTTCTGGCTCTGTAAAAATAGTTTCATTAACTAAGGAAAAATAAGAACTCTCATAAAGTTTTTTATCATAGTATCTATCATCTTGTTTGAGTGTCTCTGTTGAAATATCTAATTCAATTGATTTTGGTTCTTTAAAAAATTCATTTAAATGATCTTTCTGTGTTTTTGATTCTAACATAATCTCTGAGATCTGTAGAAGTTCGCTAGCCCATTGGTTTCTATATTCTCTTTCCCCTTCTACATCTCCATAGTATCGTAACAAAAAGCTTATATAAGAGTGTTCATTATAACCCAGTCTGTATAATTCTGATACGACCGCCAATCTATGAGGCCGAGGCAGTCCGTTGAAATTTAGTAAATCATGTGTTTTGTCTTCGGCTGTTGGGACTGCATGTAGTGTCTCTCTTTCATAACTAGAGTTTGGTTCAATAAACTTTCTTGCATGATCTAAGGTAAACAATCCTACTTCTAATGGATCGGTTCTCAATACATATTGTTGCCGATATAAAAATTGAAAATAATCGTAACCAATTGCTTTAGTAAACTTTCCTTGTTCGCCCATTGGATTGCTGGTAATCCAATGATCATAGTTTTTAGCAAAGTTTATATCACCAAAGATAAAATAAGAATATATTCCATTTAACTTGTTACTAGATAATGCCCCATTTAATTTTTCCATCCACCAATGTGCGTCTAAATGAAATCCTTCGTGTGGAAATACAAAAACTATTTGAATCATTCTTTTCCTAGCTAAGTCTTTTACTTTATCTGGAATAGAACTTACAAGGTTTGATACCTCATCTAAATAAGCAATTTCAATAAAATAGTAATTGTGTAATGGATGATTTTTGCCATGTACATTTTCATTAAACTTGCTTAAATCCATTAACTTGTAATTTAACTCTGCGTATTCATACCACCAATTTATATTTGCTAATTTGCTTACTGCAATGCCTTGGCCTTCACTATACATGTTTCCTCCCAAAGGGCTGTCTAGTTTGTCAAACCACAAATAAAATATATCATTAGGATTATGAAAAGATCTATCAACAATAAAGGGAGGTTCTATATGTGTTTTAAATTCTTTACGAGGGTTTGCTGGCATACCTAGTTGCCATTGTCCTTTTTTCCAATGATCTCTCTTAGGTTGTGGTGGGTAATCTTTTGCAAACGTTTCCATTTCAAAGTAAAAATCCCAAGGAATTTGTATAGAGTTTTGTTCATTAGATTTAAATACTTCATCAATATTTGATATTCTACGAGAATTTTCTTCTATTACTTCTTCTAAACGTTTCCTATTAGCTTTTAGTCGAGGTAGCAAATCTTTATATTTCTCTTCTAGTTCTTGGTACGAATATTTTGTTAAATTGGCCAACTGTTGTGTTATGTAGTCTGCTCGCCTTTCCCAATCTGAATGAGATAAATTTATTAAAATGTCTGGAAACATATCTTCAAAAATGTCAAACCCCATTTCTTTTAATTTCTTATAAAGGTTTTGATCTCCTAAAATTAAAAAAGGCCTTAAACCTATAATGGGTTTAAAAGTTTTTTCACTAAGTAATACATCTGTATGAATTGTTGTTTCTGTAACTACTGTAAGAAAATGTCTTTGCCAAATTTCACCGTCTCCTAATGAAATGATATCATTTTCATTTTGTCCTTCCCACTCATTAATTATTTTTAAGGTTTTGTTATCATGTGATTCTTCTAATATAATTGGATTAGGAAAATTATAACGTGGATCTTCTATTGTAGCAGAAACAATTCCAAAATTTTCTAAACCATTTTCATGTATTCTGTTTAATAAACCAACTCTGTGATCATGTGGTTTTCTATTGTAGCATAAAAAGTGTTTGCCGTTTTCGCCGACAGTTGCTGAACGAACCAATTTTGGTTCTTCTTTGTATTTACTTTTATTAAAATATTTCCAATGATCTTTTATATACTGTAACCAAAAGCTAAAATAATATCCTTTGTTTGTATTACCTATGTGATATACTCTTTCAAATTTATCTTCTATTAATTTATGCCCGTCTGTTCTTGTTTTAATGCAAGCAGTATTTTCCCAATCAGGGCCGGAATAAACTGCTGCTTCAGTACATGGTGTTTTATCAATGAAATCTTTTAACCCGCTGGAATCATCACCCAACCAAGTTGAGTTAATTAAGCAAACATGACTAGGAAGTTTTTCTAATAATAAATTTTTTAAAAAGCTTTCTGTTCTTCCTATGGATTGTGTTCCTTTGTCAAACCCCTTACTGTAATATCTATTCATATATAAAAGGGTCCTGTTTTCTAATACGTTTTATATGCCAATCAGGATCTATATCTGCCATCTCGGGAATTTCTTCTTGCCAAGTTTGATTTCTAACAGCGTCAATACGTTCCATTTCTAAAATAAATCTTTCAATCATCTTGGGATTAAATTCTTGTGACCACATAAATTTTTTAAATCCTCTAATATGTCTTACTAACATTTCTGTTCTCCAAGCAGGCTTGTAAGTTGTTAGTAACTCTTCTTCCCAGTCTGTGTATAGTTTATCTATTAACTGTTTTTTGTTTGGATGTAAAATTCCAACGTTTAACCAAAAAGGAAAGTGGACTAAGTTTATGTGGAAATTATGTGGGTTATCTATCAATCCTTGCCTCATTAATTCTCTCATAAAGTCTGGCTGGTGCATAACATTTTGTATGCTTACTGTAGAATTAATATTAAACTCTACCTTAGGGGTTCTTTCTTTCATTTCTAATCTGTTATTAACCCACTTCTCCCAATCCAAACCTGTACGAACAAACTCTCCTCGAGGGCCGTAACCATCTAAACTTGCTGCCATTGTTACTCTATCAAATTTGCCCCATGAATCTAATATGTTTTGATTTTTATAAAAGAACTGACTTAAATTTGAGTTGTATAATAAGTGTACATCTGTTCTTCCCATTTCAACAAGTCTATTAATAATCCTGTAATGCTCTTCCATCATTAAAGGTTCACCACCAGCAAAATATATTTTTTCTACTATAGGAAAATATGGCTCTATTTGTTCCCACAATTCAAACACTCTACCTTTCTCAGGAAGATCGGGTGGCAAACTACCCCATATCTTTTTAGTATCTTTATACCAACCGGAGCTTAATTGTGGACCACAGCTACGACATGAGAAGTTACATATATTAGAGAAACGAAAATCCCAATAAGCTAAATCCATTTCATCTAGTGTTCCATCTTCTTTTACGTCATCCCACTTGTGCATGTAATGTTTAAAGTCTCTGTTACCTGTTATTCTAAAAGACTCGTTGCCGGTGTCTTCTTCTTTAAAACAATTAACGCATTCCGGAGGTCTTTCACCTGCTAACATTTGCCTTCTAATTTTGCGCATAGGTTCTTCATTCCAAATCTCTTTTAAAGTATGGGTTTTTAATGATCCTACTTGATGATCGCTATTACCAAGACAACAAGCATATACGTCTTTGTTAGGCCATGTATGTAAATGTATTAAAGGTAATACGCATTTGGTATCTTTAGTTTTTGTCATAGTCTTTTATTAATTCATAAAATTCCGGAAAGACATCTTTATACTTTTCTTTTCGTATAATGTCTTGTCGGTTTGTAATGTCAAAGAATCTATACATAAGATTCTCATCACGTTCAATTGTTAAATAATTTTTTACATTATCATAAAATATTTCGCCTTCACTTTTTTCAAGTATCTTTTCCTTTATATTTATTGGAAGTATAGCAGGGTCATAGTAGTCTGGCTCTGTAACATAGTTAGGCGAAACGTAAGGAACAATGGTTTTAAAATATTCGTGAAACTCTTTTAAATAATATATGTTCAATATAGAAATTGTTTGTAGTATAGAACAAAATATATTATCATGTCTACTTTCTAATCCTTTAAACCAATCAATTGTTTCTGTTGTTTTCTCCCACTTTGCCGGATACCTCATGTATTCATTTCGTCTTTGTATGTCATCTATAGACCACATTAACTGTACTTCTTTAAATTCCTTCCAGGCATCTTCATAGTCTTTTCCTGAAACCGTTGTATTAGTAGAATAAACTAATGTAACATTCTTTGCTACATCCTTTTTAACAAGTTCTTCTAAAAATCCAAGGTGTTTGTCTATAAGTAACGGCTCTCCACCATTTACATAAACATATCTTAATTCGTTTATATGTGGTAACAATCTATCCCAAAAGTTTTGATCTAGTGGCCAGTTCATATTAGTTTGTGGTACTCGTAAATAACTTTCTTCTAAATCTAAAAGCTTCCACTCCTTTTTCCAACGTGAACTTGAAATAGGATTGCATGTCCTACACGCTAGGTTACAATGGTTGCCTAAGCGCAATTCTATAAATTCATAATTAACTTCTTTTAAACTACCATCTATATTTGTTATTTTTATAGCATCTTCTTCATTAAAATTTAAACGTTTAGACTCAACTGTTCTTTTACTAGAGTTTCCTGCTGCTTCTGAGTTCCAACACTTTTTACATTGATCAGGATACTCTCCATTAAGCATTTTTAATCTAACATCATTAAAACTTTCGCTGTTAGTTATTTTATTGAAGTCGTATTTAGTAGACAACAAGGTATTGAATACTCTAGTCTGTGAGATTGTAAAGTGTGCATTGGAAACGCCGTTAAGTGTTTCTGCCTCACAACATAAACTAACCTGGCCATCAGGGTGTGTTGCTAAGTGATTCCATGGTAATGGACAAAATGATTTAGATCCCATCCCACCACTCCTTTCCTGGATCATTTAATATCTCTCTAAATGTCAACTCTTGTTCTCTTATTTTTTCTAAAAACAAAATATTTTGCTTTCCGTTCTTTAATCCGTTTTGTAGTTCGTCTCCTTCCCATTGTTGTTCAAAACTTTTTCTTTCTATTAAGTTTTTAAGTGAATCAATATATACTTGTGTTTTCCAAGTTTTCCTTGGCTCCATATACTCTATAAGTTCGTTACAATAAGGTTCAACAACAGATTTCGGTAATGCATCAGGACACATAAGAACAAATGGATCAAAGCCATATGTAAATTTAAAATAAGATTTCACGTCTAGTTCTGTTACAACATCAAACAAATCTTTTAATCCAAATAAACCAGGTGTTGTAAGTGTAACATCAAATGCTAAAGCATCGTCTCCATATTCATCAATTAACCACATGCCCTTTTTAAAGTTAACCAACCACTCGTCCCACTTTATTCCTGTCCTTATATACTCACCTATTGCTCCTGCTCCATCAATACTTGCGCATATATTCATACTTTTAAATCCGTCTAACATATCATATAAGTTATAATGCTTATAATCAATTCTGCTGAGATTTGTGTTGTAACGTATAGTAATATTGCTTTTATGTTTTGAGTCTTTAAGTTGATCCATTATTGTCCAATGTCTTTCCCACATTAAAGGCTCTCCACCCACCCAATAAATCTCCTCTATTATATCTTGATCTACTGCTGCTTGTAATTCTTCTTCTAATACTTCTTTTTGAAAGTTTGTTATTTTCCTTCTGTTATTTGGTTGTAACCAGGGATCTTCTTGCATACGGTTGTTTACTTTGTTTTCTGCTTCCCAAGATGATGATAGTTGGTCGCCACACATTCTACATTTGAAGTTACATAGATTAGATAAACGATAATCATATGACACCGGAACCATTGTTGTATAGCCTGTTTCATCTGTCGTGTCTAATATGTCTTGTATCTTATGTGGGAATAGTGTATCTACAAAATAAGATCTATATGTATTTAAGTTTAAAACATTTTCATTACATACAACACATTGAGGGATTGCCTCTCCTGCCATCATACGTTTCCTTATGTCTTTCATATACTCACTATTCCAATGGTCTTTTAATGATGTAGGATTAAAAGTTGCCTCTGGGTTTTGTTCACCTGTATCAAGATACTGTTTCTGAAAGTCTGATTCTTCTCTACTAGCACAACACAGACGTCGTTCACCTTGCGGGCTAACGTAAGTATGTGTCCAAGGTGCTGTACAAAGATATTTCATTTCAGTTCTCTTACGATTGTTCCGTTGAAGTCATCATAGCAGCCATTAGAGAATGGATCACCATTCCAATTATCTTCTGCTATCAGGTCTTTAATTCTGCTCCATATTTTATTAAGTTGTTCATCTTGCTCAACGATTTTATCTACCCTATCCATCATGGAGAGGATGGTATCTCCAGCGGACATATCACAGGATATTTTTCCTCCCTTCGCGTGGCTTATTCTAATATACATCAGGACAGCAGGGCCGGGATCTTGATGTTCCAGTAACAATAAACGTTGATGCTCGAACAACCCATTGACCGCCTGAACAACATTCAACGCAATCGGCGCCCGTTTCTTATCTATGTCCACGATAGTATTACAGATTGAAATTAACCAACGAAGGGTGAGATTTTTTATTATAATATCTAAATGGGAATTCGTCAGACTGAAGAATTCTTTTTTATCTTTGGCTTTATTGTAGCGTCTAATTTTAATGATAGCAGCAATTAACAAATGACATTCATTTGGCCAAGTATGAAATTGTAAACCTGTTGTTTTCATAATGTGTGGTGTAATCCTGGCCCGTGATCTATGAACGTTTTATCTTCCATTATCTCAAAAATTCTCGTTCCTAGTTCTATAGCTGCACGATCATGTGTTGCCATTATTATAGTTTTTCCTTGATCATTAAGTTTTTTTGACAATGATAAAATTTCCATTCGATCTTCTCTGTCTAATTCCTGGTCTGTTGGTTCGTCAAGTAAATATACATCATGAGGTTCTGTGAGCGCTCTAAGTACATCTATGGATTTCCTCGGATTCGGAATATCCCATCTTATTATAAAGCAAGTCTCTGGATACTTCCTATTTAATTCTCTAAGAATAGATGTTTTACCTGCCGTGGCATTACCGTATATAACAACAAATTCTCCTTGTTCAATTTCTATGTTTATTCCGTGTATGCTTATGTTAATCATATTTCCACCCATGGTCTGTTAATACTTTATAAAACTCTGGAAAGAATTCTCTAAAGTCTTCTTTCCTATATTCATCACTTGCTCTCACACTAGGAAAAAATTTTCTCCATTCTAAAGGGTGATGTTTCTTACCTTTCATAAAGTTAATTATTTCAACTATTCTAGGATCTTCTTGTCCTAAGTGTCTCTCAATTACATCTTTAATATCCTCAGGTATGTTTTGTATATTAAAATGTGGAGGCCCATGAACTAGATTTAAATATATACTTTCACTTTTAAAGTATTCTAAAAATTCAGGTATGTACCAAATGTTTAATAAACTTACTGTATGGGCAATTGAAACATCAAACTTTTTATTTGTTTTAGATATCTCTTTTAAAGTATTAAAGTTCTTAATAACCGGCTCCCATTTTGCTGGGTGTCTCATAAATTCAAATCTATTTTGTATGCCATCTAAACTAAAGTCCATTGATATATGTTTAAATTCATTTAATATATTAAACTTCTCTTCGTCCCAGAGGGTTCCATTTGTGTTGTAATGTAAACTTATATTTTTTGAATACCCTAACTCAATAGCATGTTTTAATACCTTCCATTGCTTCTTCATTAACAATGGCTCTCCACCATACATATCAATATATCTTATATCTGATAAATGATTAAATATATCGTCCCATATGGCACTATCATCCTCAAACGATTTATTAAACTGTCTAAAATATTCTGTAAACTCTTTTTTACCGCTTGCAATTGATCCGTATCCATCGTGTAATGCCAAAAATTCTTTGTTCCAAAAAGAACTATTATCCGGACCACACGTTCTACATTTTATATTACATGTGGTTCCCATGTTAAGATCTAAAATTTGAACTTGTATCTTTCTGTCTAAATCTGCTCGATGTTCATTGTCTATCATTCTTTTACTTCTTCTGCCAACATTCTCTTGGCTCCAACAATAGTTACAATGTGGATCTTGTACTCCTTTCTTTAAATTCTCTCTGATAATCGTTGCTGTACGACTATTAATAGCATCATCTAAACTATTTCTACGAATGTTTAACTCATTGCCTAATTCGTCTTGATAAGGTATCATTTGTAAACAACAGCTTGTACATGTACCTTTGTTGTCAACACGAACACCCTTATCTAAATTAATGCAATAGAGCTCACTCATCATAGTCTCCTAATGGCTCGTCTATGTTTTTGTTGTCGGGTTCTAATATCCAACCTTCTTCTTTAGCAATTCTATTTAGGTCTTCTTCTCCTACATTGTCTTTTGTACTATCACCTTCTGTTAGTTTTGCAACATTTAATATAGTAGGCGGTAAGGCGTCTAACCAATCAGTTAATATTTCAGGAAAGTCTTTTCGAATGTCTTTTCCTCTTCTTATATCGTATTGTTCGTAAAACGATTTAAAGTCTCTCCACAATGAAGTTTTAGAACTTGTACGTCTGTGTGGTGCATCAACATGATCTAAATAATCTATTAAACGTTCTATATTACTTCTTTCTATTCCTGTCCAAAGACCTTTATTATCTTGTGTGGCATACCAGTCCATAAGTTTCTTTCTAACATGAATTTTAATATGATCAGGCAATGCTAGTGGACTTTGAAAACTAGGGAAACGTAATAGGTTCAAAGTAACTGTTGGTGACTTTGTATTTTTAATTAATTTAAATTCGTAAACATGATCTAAAAATTCTGTAATAGAGAACAAACACAAACTATTAATTGTCATCATTATATGAAGTCCTTCATAGTTAGCTTCAGTAATAATACGTTTCATATTTTTGTTCCAAGTTTTCCACACAAAATTATCTCTTACATACTCTTGCTGTTCTTTATAACACTCTGCGCTTGTGTAAACATGAAACTTCTTAATGTCTTGGCTTTTCTCAATTAAGTTATCTAATAGTTTCTTCTTACATATTAGGTTACTATTAATTGCCAAACGCATTTCAGGACGCGCTTTCATTTTATCAAACAGTTTCCAAGTCTCGCCGGACATTAACGGTTCACCACCTGTAACTCTCAGCTCTTCTAATTCGTCTGCTAGTCCACTATCCCACCAATCCCAGAATGCTTTGATATATGGATTTGTTTCAGGTGTTACTGCATCCCTTCCAAAAGGCTCTGTCCATTTACCATCTTGTTGAAAAGCGGCCGCTCCATCACTTACCATGTTTTGATACGGTCCATCTTTCTTAATATCTTTAGCCCATGTAGTAGAGAAACTTGCATTACAATAACTACATGCTAAGTTACATACTCTATCAAATGCTATTTCAAATGTTTTTAAGTTTGTATTATCATTGAAGTCTGCGTTGTATGCTATATCTAATTGTTCGGGTGTGTATATGTTAGACTTAAATACTCTATCAGAAACTCTAGTATCTCCAGGTATGTCTTCTATCTTCCAACAATACTCACACTCACGTGGACGATCTCCCTCTTGCATCATCTTACGCATTGCTTTTTTATGTTTTGTATTGTGTATAGCTGAAGGATTTCCTTCTAACTCTACTAATGGAATTTTGTGTGCTGGAGGGTGATGACAGCTGGCGGTTGTTCCACTACCTAACCAAGTAGTAGCGTTATACCATTTAGCACCACAAAAACTTGCAGACTTAGTGTCTAAGTTTTCTTGTCTCCACTTAACTAGCTTTTTTACATCTTCAGACATTCCATTCCTCCAGTAGATGTGCCATTCCAGGATATACTTTAGTGAAATCCTTTCCCCTTCTCATATCATACGCCTTAATAAAATTAACAAAATCTTTTCTAAATTTTAATTGTGTTGGTTCTTGTAACAGGTAATCACACCAACGTTTTAATTGATCATACTCTTCTAAATATAATCTGGCCCACTTATCAGGTGAATTATACTTCAACCAACGTTTTCCTTGTTTTAAAAATATACCTACAAAATATTGTCTGTCATGTACATCTAACAATGTTGATTGTAGGTGTGGAGGCCATCTTAAATAATTTAAACTAATAGGAACCCTATTGTTTTCTAAATTCTCATTAAACTCTATTCTTAGTTTCATTATATCTTCTATAAAATTGTAAAATCCATGTAAACACAATATATTCAATGTTGTCATTATAGCAACAAGCGAATTTGTTTCTCTTAATACACGTTTACAGTTTTCATACCAGTAGCAATAATCAATTCCATCTCTAGCATACTCTGCATACTTGCCTGAGCTTTCAACACTTGTATAAACATCTATTCTATCCACTTTGTCTTCTAATTGGTTTATAGTATTAATTAGTTTGTCTATAAGTTTTTTATCTGTTCCTAAGTTAGTATTAATAGCTATTTGCAGTTGTGGTTGTGGATTATCTATTATGTATTCTAAAGTTCTCCACACGTCTTTTGACATTGTAGGCTCTCCACCTGTAACTCTAAAGACCTTTAAGTGTGGCAAAACTTCTGGCATGTATTTAAACCAAGCTTCCATATAAGGGTTCTCTTCACTACGCTTATATGGAAACTTACCTATACTTTTTAAATATTCTAAATCATGATTGCCGTTTTCTACAGGATAGTTACCGTGCTCTTCTATATCTTTCATCCATGTAGATGATATGTCTGGACTACAATAAGCACAGGCAAAGTTACATGAATTAGCAAACGATACTTCTAAATATGAAGGATAAACATTGTCAGCCGGAGAACTGTTGGCAATTTCTTTAAATCTATCCCATGACCACCAATCAGCTGTTTTATAGTGTCTATCTGAAAAATAATTTTTATCTAAGTCTTCTATTTTCCAGCAGTAATCACACTCTTCCGGTCTTACACCGTTAAGCATTTTTGCTCTTTGTTCTTTTTTAAATTGTGAATTGTGTAACGCTGCTGGATTAGCTTTTACTTCTTCTACAGGGATCTTATGTGCTGATGGATGGTGACAGCTGTGGTTAAATCCATTTTGAAGGTAAAGAGTTGTTTGTAGCCATTTAGCGCTACAAAACGAAGGACTGACTTTATTAATCTCTTCACGTTTTAGTTCTAGAACCTTTATTCTTTCTTCATTAGTATTGATCATTCATTTCTTACCAATTCCCATAAATCTTTTCAGCGGATTAGATTTACCATTTATAAAATCCCAAGGACCTTCATACGGTAACTCGTCCAAATATAACACTTCGGTAAGGTTGTTTTTGAAGGCAAACAAAGATAATTCTTCTGTTGCTCTAACATGATCTTTTTCACTAAAATCATTATTACCTTGTATTATATAATGTGTACCCTTAGGTATATTATCAAACCACGTATCATATACTTTCTGACTAACGTGTTCTGTACTTGTATTTATTACTATATCAGGAGTGTAATCATACTGATACTTAGACATACAACCACCCCAAGTAGTATATTTTTGAGCACACCACTCTAAATAAAATTCTTGCTTATCAATACATGTAATATCCTCAATGGTTAACATGTCAGCTAATACGCCATACCATGATCCAAAGATAATACATGACTGGGCTCGAGGAAAATGATAATTCAACTCATCTACTAACCAAGCTTTTGCATTTATTTGACTTGGCCAAAAGCAATCAAGTCCGTCTGGGTGTGTTCTAATTAATTCCATCCACCGTTCTAATTGTGTAGTGTTAAAGTTCATTTTCTATTTTCCTTGCTATGTTTTGCATTGATTCTGGACCTGGGTGTTTTCCATCTGCAGAGTAATCTAATTTTTCAACTAGAAGTTCGTCTCTGTTTAAGTTAAACCAAGACCACTCAAATAATTTTGTATTTCCTCTACACATTAGTTGAGTTGAGTCTATTACTAATTTACTATATTCAATTAAGTTTGTTTCATTTCTTTCCATAAAGTCTGTATATGGTTTGCCACTCCAGTGGCCAATATTATCAACATGAACATTAGGTTCAACATGACTGTATCTAAAGTCTGCTATTCTAAATGGAGAGGTCCAACCCATAACAACCATATATGGCCAACCATGATCTTTAACTTGATCAATTAATTTCATCCACATATGGAAATTAGATTCTGCGGGATACGCAAAATTGTTTACTGTTCTATCTGTTTTAATAACATTGTGTAATTTTTGTTCATCTTCTAACTCATGTCCCCAGGTTGTTGACTCACCAAACAAAGCAATTGAGCTACTCCAATTATCGTAATTTGGTAAATGACGTTTTAGGTTTCCTTTAGTGCCTGCTATAGGTTTGTAAAATCTTCCATTCCAACCAACGTTCTTCATAGCCACACCACGTTATTTTTAGGTGTCCATTCATAATCGTCATTATCTACGTCAACATAATAAACGTTCTGTAAAAACTCCGATCCTGGATCTACATCAAAACGAAATCTCTCTTCTTTTTTTATTCTTTTAAATGAATCTAAACGATAGGGTTCTTTACTATGTCCTGGCACATACCTTTTGTGTTCATATAAGGCATTCATCGCTTTTGCATTAACATCATGTGTCATATACTGTATTTTAAATCCATCTTCTTTTGCTTTATTTAAACAATAGTCCCAGAAGTAAAATCCTAATTGGTTGTGTCTAAACTCTTTTAATATGTGTAAACGACATACCCTAACTGCTATATCAGGTGTGCCCATGTAAGTATCTGGCTCGTAAGAACAAAACCCTGCAATTTTATCAAATTTATCATAACGACTATTGCACGTTATAAGTAAAGGTGTTCCGGGTGTTGTCTTTACGTCATATTTGTCTGGAGTAATAGATGTATTACCTTCTTCTAGTGCCTCTTCTTGAATTCGTTTAACTACTGACTCAAGTTCTGTGCCTTTTATGTTGTCTATAATCTTATGCATTCAAAATCTTTTTGTCCATCTATAGATGCTATTAAATAATGCCTTAAATCATTTCCCTTATGATATACTGCATGTTTATATCCTATATTAAGAAAATAACATCTTTTCATCTTCATTTCAACTACTTTGTGTTCTCCATTTACCCAAAAATGATTTTCAACACCTTTGTTGCCACTTATAGGTATAATAACCCTCATAGCATAAGTTGTATTGTAATCTATGTGTGGTGGTACTTCACCACCAGGTCTCATTCGAGAGTAACGAACCCGTATCAACTTATCTTGGAAAGCTCCGTTGAGATGTTGTTGTAGTGGGGAGTCCTTATAAAAATCTACGGGTTCGTCCCAATTATGTTCGTCCATAGAGAACGGAATCTTGCGTGAAATTTTGTCTTTTGTTGTATATGCTGAGGCGTCTTCTAATTCTTCTTGCTTACGACATTCTGTTAAATGAAATGTTTCTACGGCCTTATATGTATCATTTGCAATTGAATTACTAGCTACTGCTAAGCCTCTATGTGATGTGAAATTATCTTGCCACCTGTCATAATGTTCCCACAGAAAATCTTCTATGAGATTGTAATCTAGTTCTATTGGTAGTTCGGCAATATATGGATAATGCCTTTTGTTATATCTTGACATCCCGATCAATCATCCTAATAAGTTGGCCGCCAAGGTCTAAAGGATGCCAAATAACTCTTCTGGCGGTCCTATGATGTACTTCGTGAAAACCTTCACCCAATGTTAATAAACCTACCCACATATCACTATGAGCTTTTCTTCCTCTATGTGAAAATGTGAATACCAATGACCCTATCATTTTAGCAAACCCTGCTGGTATAAGCCAGGCGTATAATAGTGCATAAGGATCTATAATAGTTAATAGTAATGCCCAAACACCAACGACTTGCCAATAATATTTAACTTGGTTTCTGTGTAATTTGTCTTTTAATAAATCTTTAACAAACTTAAAGTTTATGTCTATAAGAACTTGGCCAAAGTACGCTAACATTAAACCTCTATAATAAGGTGAGTGAGGATCTTTTGGTGTGTCACTATATTTGTGATGTTCCCTATGATTAGCTGCCCATGTAAGAGCAGGGCCTATCATCATTACATGAGGGCCGAACATTAATACATATTCAAACCATCTAGGGCATTTAAAATTTCTGTGTGAGAAATATCTGTGATATCCCATTGTAACACCCAACATAATATAACAATACATGCCAACTGCAATTGCTACTGTAGCAGGTGTCCAATTAAATAAGAATAAAGAGAGAATAGCGGTTACTTGAGCTGTAAGTTGTCCTATTAATAAGGTTACCGGTGCCCACGATTTGTTTTGTTTAAATACTGCTTTTCTCATTGGTCTTTTACTCTGGATCGAAACTTACGAACTGAACCATCATAAAATAACATACGAGTCCACGGGGTCCCCCTTCTCATTCTGGGGACTGTGTATTCCCAACCTTGACCGTACCTGTCTATCCATATGACATGGTAGCCTATCCAACGATTGCTTGGATACCACTTTGCACGACCTCCCTCCATGATCAATCTTTCTAACGTCCAAAAATAACAATTATTCTTCTTAGTAAAGAGCCTGACGGGCCAAGACCAGAAGAAAATTAACATTAGGAAGAAGGTAAATAATACTCTATATTTCACTACGTCTAATTTCGTTCCTTATATAGAAGTATTTATAGTGGAATCAAAAGTGTTTTAACATCTCTCTCATAGAGATTTATAATAGTTTGTTGCTTCTTTTGCTTCTTTTGGTATTAAATTTTTATAAATAGTGTAACTTACATTATTTCTTTGTCATAAATCTTGAAAGTGCGAAATATCTAATTTAGGGGACAAAAGAAAAATGAAAAGAATACTGACAGTCGTGGCCGTTATGGGCATGTTCTTATCAGGAAACGTGTTTGCTGATCAAACAGGAAACTGTACAGCCGGTACAGAATTTTGTGAAGACAACAATCAGACTACAACATCAACGTCAACGAACACGAATACGAACACCAATACCAATACCAATACGAACACCAACACGAACACCAACACTAGCACTTCAACAGCGACGAATACGAACACGAATACGAATACGTCCACGAATACGAACACTAATAATAACACCAACGTGAACACGAATACGAACACGAATACTAGCACGAATACCAATAATAACACCAACGTGAACACGAATACTAGCACGAATACCAACACGAATACGAATACGAATACCAACTCAAATACCAA